CAATCGTCCAGGAAAGAATGGGTTGATACTTATGTGGATGGATTGAAACTGCTTGGTATGAAATACGAAGAAAGAACAGAGCCGTGGCCGGGGGCGTGCGGCGTGTTTTACCCATTACTGTCAGAAGCCGCTGTAAGGTTTCAAGCAGAAAGCATCATGGAAACTTTTCCTGCATCCGGCCCGGTAAAGACGCAGATTATTGGGAGGATGACCAAGGAAAAGGAAGAGGCAGCAGAAAGAGTTAAAGATGACATGAACTGGCGTCTTACTGAGCAGATGCCAGAGTATAGGCCGGAGCATGAAAAGATGCTTTGGTCATTATCACTTGCTGGATCAGCCTTTAAGAAGGTGTATTACGACCCTTCATTAGGCAGACAGGTATCTATGTTTGTTCCTGCCGAGGACATTGTGGTTCCTTATGGAGCAAGTGACCTGAGATCCTCGCCGCGTATTACGCAAATCATGCGTAAAACCAAAAATGAGGTGAAAAAACTCCAACACGCAGGGTTTTGGAGGGATGTTGATCTTGGTGAACCATCAGGAATGCTTGATGATATTGAGCGCCGAAAAGCAGAAGAGCAGGGTATGTCCGCAACCATGGACGATCGATACCGAATTCTTGAGATGTGCGTTGATTTGGACCTGCCGGGATTTGAAGACTCTGATAAAAAGGGACCGACCGGTATTGCATTGCCCTATATTGTCACTATTGACAAGAGCACAACCAAGATTTTGGCCATCAGAAGAAACTGGTATCAAGATGATCCGTTAAAACTTAAGCGGATGCACTACACACACTACACATATATACCAGGATTTGGCTTTTATGGCTTTGGATTGATTCATTTGGTAGGCGGTTTTGCCAAATCAGGTACCTCTTTGATAAGGCAATTGGTCGATGCAGGGACATTATCGAACCTTCCTGGTGGCTTAAAGTCCCGCGGCCTGCGTGTAAAGGGTGATGACACCCCTATTGCGCCCGGTGAATTCAGGGATGTGGACGTTCCATCAGGTTCTATTAGGGATAACATATTACCCCTGCCTTATAAAGAACCAAGCCAGGTTTTATATAGTCTTTTAGGAACCATTGTTGAAGAAGGAAGACGGTTTGCAGCGACGGCAGACATGCAAATATCTGATTTATCCGCAAACACACCAGTTGGGACTACTTTAGCAGTATTAGAACGTACATTAAAGGTAATGTCTGCTGTACAAGCGCGTTTGCATTATGCAATGCGCCAGGAATTTAAATTATTAGCGACGATTATTAGGGATTATTTACCAAGTGAATATAACTACGACGTAGACTCACCAATTGGAAGATCAGCTAAACAAGCTGATTATGACGACGTAGATGTTATTCCAGTATCTGATCCAAATGCTACAACATTAGCGCAACGCGTTACTCAATATCAAGCAGTATTGCAATTAGCATCACAATCGCCGCAAATATATGATATGCCCGAGCTACATAAACGTATGCTTGGTGTATTGGGTATTAAAGAAATAGATAAATTAATACCAGTTACTAAAGAACAAGATCCAAGAGACCCGGTTTCAGAGAATATGGATATATTAATGATGAAACCAGTTAAAGCGTTTATATATCAAGACCATGAGGCTCATATATCTGTACATATGGCTGCATTAAATGACCCATTATTAAAACAACAAATGCAACAAAACCCTATGGCGGGTCAAATGATGGCGGCAGCGCAGGCCCATATTAATGAACACTTAGCATTTTTATATCGCAGAAAGATTGAAGAACAGTTAGGTGCGCCATTACCAGCACCAAACACTACATTGCCAGAAGATTTTGAAGTGCAGTTATCAAGATTAACGGCACAAGCAGCGCAACAATTACTGCAACAAAATATGCAACAAGCGCAAATGCAACAGAATATGCAGGCTCAACAAGACCCAATTGTGCAGATGCAGCAACAAGAATTGCAGATTAAAGCGCAACGTGAGCAACGAGAAGCGGCAAAAGACGCGGCAGAAATACAGTTAAAACAACAAGCGCAACAGCAAAAAGTAATGATGGAGCAGCAACGCATCGCGTCCATGGAAAGAATTAATAACCAAAACAACCAAGTCAAAATGATTGACAAGGCTGCGGAAATTCAACGAGGTAGCTAATGGATTTTTCTGAAGCGGTAAATTTAGAAATTAATAAGCAAATCCGGTATGCGGAAGAACAGCTCGCACAAGGAAGTATGAAATCATTTGAGGATTACAAGTTTGTCTGCGGTCAAATTCAAGGTCTTTTGATTGCAAGACGTATTAATGAAGACCTTGCAAACCGCATGAAGGATCACGATGACTAATTCAGCAGAAGAAACAGCAACACAACTTCCTAATCCAACAGGCTATCGCATGTTATGTGCGTTACCCGAAGTGGAAGACAAATTTACTAATGGGATCCTAAAGCCAGATGCATTGGCGAAAATAGAGGAGTTTAGTACGGTCGTACTGTTTGTTGTTAAACAAGGCCCAGATTGTTATAAAGACACAGCAAAGTTTCCGACTGGCCCTTGGTGCAAAGAAGGCGATTTTGTATTAGTACGCGCCTATTCTGGTACAAGATTTAAAATCCACAACCGAGAGTTTCGGTTGATTAATGATGACACTGTTGAAGGTGTTGTCGAAGACCCACGCGGTTATAGCCGCGCATAAAGGAGGTTTTATGTCAGATAATGACAAACTAGAAGTGGAAATTGAAAGCGAACAAGTGGAGGTCGAGATTGAAGATGACCGCCCAGATTACGACAAGAATGTCACGCCAATTAAAAACGATCCGGCAGAAATTCCGGAAGACGAAATCCGCCAGTATTCGGATAACGTTAAAAAGCGGATCCAGCAACTAACACATGCAAGACACGATGAGCGCCGAGTAAAGGAAGAGGCCATTCGTGAACGTGAGGCGGCGGTAGCATACGCAAAACAAATTGCGGATGAAAACGCCAAGCTGAAGGAAAAGCTTTCAAGTGGCGAATCGACATTGATTAAAACAATGCAGGTCGCAACAGAGAAAGAGCTTGACGAAGCAAAGCGTAAATACAAAGAAGCTTTGTATACCGGCGACGCCGATAAGATTGCAACAGCCCAAGAAGAATTTAGCAAAGCTGTAATAAAAGCGGAGAAGGTGAAGTCGTTTAAACCAGCCGCACAAGAGCAGTTGCAATATTCTGAAAATGCGGCATATAATCAAGCGCCGTCAAAGCCTCAAATCGATTCCAAAGCGGAGCGTTGGAAAAATTCAAACCCTTGGTTTGGACAATCTGGCGAGCCAGGAGTAGATGATGAGATGACCTACTTTGCTATGGGTTTGCATAAAAAGCTAACCCGCGACAATGGAGATCATTATGCTGCGACAGATGAATATTACGAGAAAATAAATTCTCGCATGAGGGAAAAATTCCCGGAGTATTTTGGACGACAGGCCGACCAAGATACATACAGAAGGCCTGCATCGGTGGTTGCCCCGGCATCGCGCAGTTCGCCACCTAAAAAAGTAAGACTGACAGCGTCTGAAGCCAGTATGGCAAAGCGCATTGGTGTGCCGCTAGAAGAATATGCCAAGCAAATGGCTAAATTACGCATGGAAGGAAAGATATGAGCCGCGAATCCCGTGAAGTACAAAACCGCGAAACTACGGAGCGTGCTAAGCAGTGGAAGCCGCCTAGCTCATTGCCCGATCCTACGCCACGTGACGGCTGGAAACATCGTTGGATTAGGACCGCTATCCTGGGTCAATCTGACGCAAGGAATGTAGCCACCCGTTATCAAGACGGATTTGAACCATGTAAATGGGAAGAATATCCGGAAATAGCACGAGCCCTGCTCGCAACCGGCCCTCAAACCGGCAATATTGAGATCGGTGGATTAATGTTATGTCGCGCACCAATTGAAATGACTGAGCAGCGTAATAATCATTACCTAAAACAGGCTAACGATTGGATGCATAGCGTAGATAGCAACTTTATGCGAGAGAACGACCCAAGGATGCCGCTATTTAACGAAAAGCGTTCTGAGGTACGTTTTGGTAAACGATAAATTTTAGGAGTTTAATATGGCTTATCCGACTGTTGACAAGCCCTATGGGCTTAGACCAATCAATCTGATTGGTGGTCAGGTCTTTGCCGGAGCTACCCGTCAGCGTCGTATTGCATCTGGTGCGTCAAGCATTGGATTCGGTGACCCCGTTATTTTTGTAAACG